CCAGTGCAAATACTGGCTTTGCAAATTCAGCTGGAACTGGAGTATCAGGCCAAGGTACTAGTGGCGGAGTAGGCACTCCAAGTGATTTAGGTGCAAATGCCGCAGGCGGCGGCGGTGGTGGTGCTGGCAACAATGGACAAGCTGGATCATATACATTAGCAGGCGGCGGCGGCAATGGATTAAATTTTAGTATTACAGGAACACCCACCTGGTATGCAGGTGGTGGTGGTGGTGCTACTTGTGTTAACGGAGTAAATCCAGCACAAGGCGGATTAGGTGGTGGTGGAGCAGGCGGTATTGCAACTAGTCAATCAGGTACTACAGGTACAGCAAGCACTGGCGGCGGAGGAGGCGGAGGTAATGGCAGCGGAACTCCAGGCACAGGTGGCAGCGGTGTAGTTATTATTCGATATGCAGTTACTGGTACAAACACAACTCCACTAGGAATAATGCAATACAATTCCGATCTCAAAGCTGTGGAAGTTTATGAAGGTCCAGCAACTGGTTGGATCATTCAGGATCCTATGCGTAATTTTGGCGGGCATAATTTACTGCCAACTTCTTCATTGGGATCGTTTAGTACTGGGCAACGTTTGGATGTTACAGCATCCGCAGTAAGAGATCCACTCGGTGGATCAAACACATATTACTTACAAGAAAATACAACATCTAATACCAGTTTTAGTTGTTATATACAACAAACCACAGTATCAAATGTGCCCATGACATTTAGTATTTTTGCTAAAACAGATGCCTCTGCTAGAAATTTAGGATTGTATGTTGACGGCATAACAAGTGGCATAGGTTATATATCATTTGATTTAACTACTGGTGTAACCTCTGTGGTTGCAGGTCAAAGCGGATTACTCAGTTACGGCATGCAAAGTTATGGAAACGGCTGGTGGAGATGCTGGATTACTGGCCAAACTACCGGTGTTGGAACTTATTATTTCCACGTAGATACAAATATTGGCACTAATCAAAATCACATAGGTGTAGTAGGAAACGGAATTTATGCATTTGGTCCGCAAATAGAACAAGCAACAACGCCAGGACCTTATGTAGCTACAAGCGGAGTTGCAAGCCCAACTCCAACAAGTTTAGGCGGGTATCGGTATCATACATATACAACTGTGGGCACCAGCGGATTTACTCCAGCAGTCTCAGGCAACGTTGAAGTATTAGTAGTTGCTGGTGGAGGCGCTGGTGGCAGAAACGGAACCGTAGACGGTGCTGGAGGCGGCGGCGCAGGTGGAGTGTTGTACACTCAAAATTATCCAGTAACCAGCGGACAACAATATACAGTAGTAGTTGGTGCTGGCGGGGTTGGTGTTGCCAGTCCTAATACTTTAAGTAATGACGGAAATCCAAGCCAATTTGGCACATTATGGGCCATGGGCGGTGGACGTGGCGGTGGTGAAACAAACCCAAGAACTGGCTATCCAGGCGGCTCAGGTGGTGGCGCAGGTGGATATGCAAGCAAACCAGGTGGTCCTGGAATTGCTGGTCAAGGATTCCCTGGTGGTGCTTGTACAGGTCCTGGAGATGGCGGGGGTGGTGGAGCAGGTGGAGCAGGCGGCAACGGAAATTATGCTTATGGCGGCCACGGCAGATTTTTCCCACAATTTGCATCTGTAGGCGGATATCCAGCAGGATGGTTTGGCGGTGGTGGAGGCGGAAGTGGCGATGTGAGAAATACAGTAAGAGGTGCAGCCGCTGGTAAAGGCGGAATCGGTGGCGGTGGCACTGGAGCTCCTGCAACTACTGGTGGAACTGCACAAAGCGGTGGTGCAAATACTGGTGGCGGCGGTGGTGGTGCAGCTGGATCAGGAAACGGGCAATATCCAAGTGTTGGCTCAGTTATTGCTCCAGGCAGCGGTGGCTCGGGAATTGTTATAGTACGCTACCGATACGATTAAATATCAGTATGAATATACCGTTTGAATTGTTATGGGGCGTGGACGTTGCCATTAAAAAACTACGCCCCGGAGCCAATTTTCAATTGGAAGGCACTAACTTTACGCAATGGACATGCCCAAATAATACCAATCCGCCCACTTGGGACGAAGTAATGGCACAACTACAAGCAGATCAGCAAGCCGCAGAAGAATGGCAACAAAATAATTTGACCTTGTAATAAAACTGTTATATAATAGCATATCGTTAGGAGATGCTATGATTATAGGTGTGTGCGGATTTATTGGTTCTGGCAAAGATACTATTGCCGATTACTTAACTAACTTTCATGGTTACCGACGAGAAAGTTTTGCCAACAGTTTAAAAGATGCTGTAGCCCAAGTGTTTGGTTGGGACAGAACCATGCTGGAAGGCCGTACAAAGCAAGCTCGTGAATGGCGTGAACAAGTGGATCCATGGTGGAGTGAACGTTTGAACATGCCCAATTTGACCCCGCGCTGGATCTTGCAATACTGGGGCACTGAAGTTTGTCGCAAAGCATTTCATGATGATATTTGGATTGCTAGCTTGGAAAACAAGCTACGCAATTCAAAAGACGAAGTTGTTATCTCAGACTGCCGTTTCCCCAACGAAATTAAATCAATTAAAAATGCAGGTGGAATTGTAATTCGTGTGGTTCGCGGGCCTGAGCCAGATTGGTATCAAGACGCTGTGAACATGAACGAGGGTGACAAAAATATGAGCTATGCTATCAGCAGTGAACGCATGAAACGCAGTAAAATTCACGCTAGTGAAACTGCTTGGGTTGGTACTGAGTTTGATGCAGTCATGGACAATAATGGCACTATAGACGACTTGTATGCACAGGTATATTCACTTATAAGTCCGGAACAAGATCCCCTTGACGCCAGCGAATCCCCTCTTTATGTAGGACTCGTGCGCAGTTAGAACACACAGTTTTCAAGTTAGCAGGCCGGCAGTTGTTTAAATCGCCGTCCACATGAAACACTGTGAAAACTTCTTTGTGCGGTGACTTGAAACCACACTTGTCACACTGATTTTTTATTCGGTATCCTACACGATACCAACGGGCAATGCCATGCCCTTCCCCATGCTTTAAACACACGTTACACATACTTCTATAGTAAGTACGTCCGTTTTTACGGTAATTTACTGCGGCAGGCCTCATACCGCAACTACATAGTGGTCTCATATTGTATTTACGCAAACTTGGCCTTTTGGAGACCTTTTCGGTGGTGTATATAAGCTATGAAATTTCAAAATGCTATAAATACATTACAGAACATGTTCACATGGAGATCACAATATGGCTCAACTTAGTTCACCAGGCGTAAGCGTAACAGTAGTAGATGAAAGTTTCTACACTCCTGGCGCCCCGGGTACAGTACCCCTAATTATCGTTGCCTCTAAGGCAAACAAAATGAACGCGGCTGGCACTGGTATTGCACCAGGCACCACAGCGGCAAATGCTGGTAAAGTATGGTTGTTAACCAGTCAGATGGACCTTGGAAGTACTTTTGGTATTCCATATTTCCAAACTGATGCGGCAAACAATCCTGTTAACGCTGGCGAATTAAACGAATATGGCCTACAAGCTGCTTACAGCTTCTTAGGCGTTAGCAATCGTGCTTATGTAGTACGTGCAGATATTGACTTGGGACAATTGGTAGCAGAAGCAGCAGCTCCAGTAGGCAAGGCAGCAGATGGCACACTATGGTTAGACACAGTTTCCACAAACTTTGGTTTGTTTGAATGGAACTCAGCAGCAGCAACAGTAACTGGTGGACAGTCATTTGTAACTAAACAAGTGTCAGTTATCACTAATACAGCATTGGTATCCACTGGTACGCCTTTAGCAAGTTATGGTCAAATTGGACAGTATGCTATTGTTGCAACAACAACTTTATTAAAACTATGGTACAAAAAGCCAATCACTGACACGGCAGGCGGCACATGGGTTGAAGTTGGTAGTACTAACTGGATCAAGAGTCGTCCAACAGCAGCTGCAACACAGGCTATTACATCAATTACTCCAGGTGTTGCTAAAACACTAACTGGTGCAATTACCAGCACAACACTAACAGTTACAGTGAGTGTAACTAACGGCCCATTAGCAAATGGTGACTTACTATCATTTGTTGGCGCAACTCCTAACACATTGATCCTTGGTCAATTAACTAGTACAGCATCTTCAGCAGCCACAGTAACTTATACAAGTGGTGGAGCAAGTGGTGCTGACAACTTTAACGTAGTTAGCCCAGCCGGTTTAGTTAACGGACAGCTAATTACTGGTACAGGTGTTCCAGCAGGAACTATTATCAGTGTTGCAGCCAACACCGTTACTCTAGTAAATGCACGTACAGGTTTACCAGCACTATTAACACTACAAGCTACTGGTTCTTACAACGTGTATGCTCCAGGCGGACTTGGTACATACACAGTTAACCAAACTTATGCTAGCCCAGTATCCACAGTGGCTATGACGGTTGCAACAACTGGTCAAACACTTACCATTAACGGATCTATCGTTGGCGGTGTAAGCACAGTTAGCGCACTGGCAACAGCAATTAACAGTTCTGCTATAACAGGTGTTACTGCTTATGCAGACAGTAACAACTACTTGTATTTGTATTCTACAGGAACAGCAGTTACAGTAAGTGGTACAATTGCAAATCTTGCAGGTTGGACAAGCGGACAACAAGCATCAAAAGTGTTCAATGCTCCATCGTTGACAATTGCTCCTCACTATACACCACCAAGTTACGGTACTTACGATACTACACCACGCCCAACAGGCAGTTTGTGGGTCAAGACTACCAGTGTTAACTTGGGTGCAAACTGGGTTATCAATCAGTACAACGAAGGACAAGATTCTTGGATTAGACAATCATCGAGTTTATTTGAAAATGCTTCAACAGCATTGTCAGTACTAGATCCAGTTGGTGGCGGCGCAAACTTATCACAAGGCGCATTGTATGTGAAATACAACAATGACGAACAAAGCCCAGCATTGTCCAACTTCAAGATCTATCAAAGATCTGGCGTTGGCGCAACAAGTATTACTAGCGTGGTGTTTAAATCAACTACACTAACTAGTGGTTCCAAGTCAATGACTGTGAGCTGGAGTGTTCCAGGCAGTGCAACAATGGTTACTCCTGTAACAGTAACATTCACAGCGGCAGCGGCCATTGGTGATGCAGCAACATTTGTAGCGGCATTCCAAGCTGTTGTTCAAGACTCAAATATTTTAGCCAGTGTGGGTGGTACAACTGCTGCTCCTACAGTTACTATTAGTCACTTGACAGGTGGTGAAATTGTTATTGACGATGGCGCAGCAGGTGCATTTGCGGCCATGTTCCCAGTAGCAACTACATCAAACTTATACAACATTGCAGCTGTAATTGACTCAGTTGGTGGTGCAGATTCAACTATTTTTGTAGCAAGTTTATGGACTTCAACAGTTGACGGTTACGGATTTGTTTCTGTATCAGACACACATCCAACAACAATTCCAGCAGACCAAACATTATGGTACAACAGCGACATTACTGATGTTGACATCATGGTTAACAACGGTAGTGCATGGGTTGGTTACTTGACAGCTAGTGGTGCAAACAACTATCTAGTTGGTGGTAAAGCAGTTGTTAACGGTGGTGTTGGTGGTACTGAAACTGATCCAAATGGTCCAATTGTTGCAGCTACTAAACCTAAGAAACAAAGCGATGGCACAGCACTAGCACACGGTGACATTTGGGTTAGCACAGCAGACATTGGCAACTTCCCAATAATTTACAAGTACAACTTGGTAACAAGCAAGTGGGTATTAGTAGACAATGCTGACCAAACAACATCAAACGGAATTGTATTCCACGATGCTCGTTGGACAACAAACGGTCAAGGTTCTGCTCCAAGCACAATTAAAGACTTGTTAGTAAGCAATTTTGTAGACAGTGATTGCCCAGAGCCAGCACTATATCCAAAAGGTACATTGCTATGGAACTTACGTCGTTCAGGTTACAACGTTAAGAAATTTGTACAAAACTACATTGTTTCTGATGAATTGAATACCATGTATCAACCAACAGGCGCACCAGATGCACAAACATCTTACTATCCACATCGTTGGGTAAGCGCAGCTGCTAACCAGTTAGATGGTTCAGGTACATTTGGAACAGCGGCTCAACGTGCAGTTGTTCTAACTGGCTTATTGGCAACTATCCAAGAAAACACAGGAATCCGTCAACCAGACACAGTTATTTTCAACTTGTTAAGTTGCCCAGGATACTTGGAAACATACAGTGCATTGATTGGTTTGAATACTGACAACGGCGAAAGCGCATTTATTATCGCTGACGCTCCAGCACACATGACACCAGACGCTACAACATTAAGCAACTGGGGTAACAACACAGCAGGCGCAGCGGTAGACGGAGATGTTGGTCTAATTGCTACAAACGCTTACTCAGCTGTTTATTATCCATGGGCTTACACTAGCGATTTGATTGGCAACTTTGTTGTTGTTCCTCCAAGTCACGTGATGTTACGCACAATTGCTCTAAGCGACAATGTTTCTTATCCATGGTTTGCACCAGCTGGTGTACGTCGTGGCGGTGTAACAAACGCTAGCTCAGTTGGCTATGTTGACAGAAACAGTGGCGAATTTATTACAGTAGCATTGAACGGCGGTCAACGCGATACACTAGCAGGAATCCATGTAAACCCAATTACATATCTTGCTGGAACAGGCTTAGTAGTTTACGGACAGAAGACACGTCAGTTAGTTGCTAGCAGCTTGGATCGTATCAACGTTGCACGTTTAGTGATTTACTTGCGTTATCAGTTAAATGTGATTGCTAAACCATTCATATTTGAGCCTAACGATACAATTACTCGTAACGAAATCAAACAACAAATTGAAAAATTATTGTTAGGTTTGACAGCTCAACGTGCGTTATATGACTTCTTGGTAGTTTGCGACAAGTCAAATAACACAACGGCTAGAATTGATGCCAACGAATTACACGTTGACATTGCAATCGAACCAGTTAAATCAGTTGAATTCATCTATATACCTATGCGTTTAGAAAACACTGGTGGTGTAGCTGGACTTGGCGCATAATAGGAGAATATAAATGGCAATCGCAGCATTATCTAACTTTACAGTACCACTAGCAAGCGACCAAAGTGCAGGCTCACAGGGCATGTTGATGCCCAAGCTAAAGTATCGTTTCAGAGTAACATTTGAAAACTTTGGCAAAAGCGGTAGTACTACAGAACTTACAAAACAAGTTCAAGACTGTGGACGACCAAGTGTTAAATTTCAAAACCAAGTAATTGAAATTTACAACAGTAAAATCAACTACGCAGGTAAGCCCACTTGGGATCCAATCGCAGTTAAAATTCGTGACGACGTTACAGGCGCTGTTACAAGTTTAGTTGGCGAACAAAATCAAAGACAATTCGACTTTTTTGAACAAAGTTCAGCAGCGTCAGCTGGTGACTACAAGTTCACACTACGTATCGAAATGTTGGACGGTGGTAACGGCACTAGCACTCCAAACGTACTTGAAACTTGGGTATGTTATGGTTGCTACTTGGCTGCTACCAACTATCAAGGTCTTGATTACAAAGCTCAAGAAGCAGTGGTACTAGACCTAAGTATACAATTTGACAATGCCGTACAAACAACTGGCGGAACATTAGGAGCTGCAACTCCAGTGATGACTCCGGGCGCAAGTACATCAAGAAACGTAATGGGTTCTTAATACACAAAGTCCACTTAGGTGGACTTTTTGTTGACTGATCATTAAGTACGCAGTTAATATTTTCGATAAATATTATTATGGCATTCACATCTAATCCAACTCTAGACCCTACTAACCAGTTAAATGGCGACCAGGTTATCTTTAAAGACTACAAACATGCAGCCAATCTTTTTACGGCTGATCAGTTTAGATTATCACCTAAGAGTAATTTCTTATTCCATGTGGCATTTGGTATTAACTATGGCGCATTACAAAACGCACAGCTGGTTCAGCGTTACGGTCAAGAAATTAATATGATGGTTAAGAACATTGACTTGCCAAGTTTTACTATGGATACTGAAATATTAAATCAGTATAACCGTAAAAAAGTAGTACAATATAAGGCAAAGTACGGTGAAATAGCTGTTAAATTCCACGACGACAACATGGGTTTAATCAATCACTTATGGCAAGCGTACTGGAGTTATTATTATGCAGATGCTAGAACTGCAACTAATCCAGGTGCATACGCACGTAATGCTATGCAAAATTACAGAAGTGCAATGCCAAATCCGTACGGATTTGATAACGGTAGTTCACAGCCATTTTTTAATTATATTAAAATCTATCAAATGGCTCGTCATGAATATGTTTGCTACAAAATAATTAATCCGCTTGTTACTAGTTGGAATTATAACAAGGTAAGTTATAGTGATGCCGGTGTGCATGACTTTGATATGAAATTAGCATACGAAGCTGTAACATTCAGTGTTGGATCTGTAACTAGCGGAGATCCAGAAGGATTTGCCTTACAAGATTCTCACTACGATTTGTCATCAAGTCCATTGAAAGGACCTAATCCAGATACAACAGTGAATAATCCTAGCTTTGTTAAATCGATAGACACAACAGGACTTGCTCCTGGCATACTGGCTAATGCTATTAATTCTGTAAATGAAAATCAAAATACAAGTGGAGCATTAGGTAATATTGCCGGAGGCGTTGCTCTTGCAACAGCTGGTATTGGAATATTTAATGCGTTAGGTGGTGTTGCCGGAATTGGTAATGCAATCGGTGGAGCGATAGATGCTGTAAGTGGCGCGGTAGGTGGAGCGATAGATGCAGTAGGTGGAGCAATTGGAGATGTATCAACATCAATCGGGGAAGCTGTTGGCGGCATCTCGGATGCAATATTTCCAGGAAATGAAAATAATTCAAGCCCTGCACCTTCTGATTTAGATGACTGGTTTGGATAATATATGATAACAAATTTACCACAAGTACCCACTAGCTCAAAAAATGTAAAGACATTCTTTGATAATTTCTTTACAAAGCCTGTGAGCTTTCCCGCAGATCAAATAGATGCGGTCACTGGATTCTTTGGCAAGCGAGGATTTGATACAACTAGTGCTAGTAGCATTGCTATCACACTATTAAATCAAGCAAGAACAGAAAATGTAAATGTATTTGTATTATTAGATACAATGAAAGGTTTAACAGATGTACAGTTAAGTCAAGTAATCACACAAGTGCTAAACGCTAGCAGAGAAAAAACTAGCCTTCTAGGTTATAGAGTAAAACCAGTTACCGATACTTACGAAAGCCGAAATATCTTAGTATAATATGGCTAAATTTGCTCGCGGCAAGTTCGCAATGAAACATCCTGAAAAATATGTTGGTACCAAGGTTCCGACCTACAGATCCAGCTGGGAATGGAGTTTCATGAATTTTTGCGACAACAACAGAGCTATTCAAAAATGGGCTAGTGAAGCTGTGCAGATTCCCTACAAAGACCCACTCACTAACAGACAAACAGTCTATGTACCAGATTTTTTCATACAGTATGTGGATAAAAATGGTCGTGTATCGACAGAGTTAATTGAGATTAAACCAGCTAGTCAAAGCATACTTGAACGTGTGGGCAAAAACAAATACAATCAAGCACAATTTATTAAGAATCAAGCCAAGTGGGCCAGTGCTAGCCTTTGGTGCAAGCAACAGGGCATAAAGTTCCGAATTCTTAATGAAAATGATATATTCAGTCAGGTCTAAGCATAAGTATATTATGACCAAGAAACTCGAAGAAATTTTAAATTTACCTGAAAGCAAGAAAATTGTCAAGCAGGAAGAAAAAGCA